GAGCTGAAAAAGCTGGTGGAGGAGCGCAACGGGCTGAGTGAGCAGCTGAGCATGATTCAGGACACTTCCCGGCCAGCCGCCGAGGCAGAGAGCTATGAAGTAGACATGGAGGCACTGCGAGCCCAAGCGCTGGAGCAGGCCAGGGCCGAAGTGAAAGAACAGCACGCGCAAGCCATGCGGAAAGCCCTGCAAGAGCAGGGAGAAAAGCTGGCAGCAGATAGGAAAGCCGCCGAGGCCCACGCAGCTGAACAGGCAAAAAAAGAGGCGGAGAGGAAGGCACGGGAGCAGGTAGCACAGGCAAAAGCGGAAGCAGCCCAGGCCGCGGAGAAAAAACTTGCAGAAGAGCGGGAAGCCGCCCGGCGGGACCAGGAAGAAAAGGACAAGGCGGACCTGGAGGCGGCACGCCAGGAGGCCGCGGAAGCCCGCGCCCAGGCCAAGGAGACCGCCCGCAAGCTGCAACTGACCGCCAGCGAAGAGAGCATCCGCTTTGCCCTGCTGTTTGAGCAGCTGCAGGGCGCGGCGGGGACCATGATGGACCTGGTGGATGCTCTGACAGCCGCCGGCCGCGCTGAGGAAGCCGCCAAACTGCGCACCGCCCTGGCCGGGGCCCTGCAGGCGCTGATGGAACAGACAGCCGGTGGCGCCGATGTTTGAAGAACCACTCTCCCCTATTCAGTCTCCCTGCCGCAGCTGCACCGCACGGCATTTTAGCTGCTGGTCCGGCTGTGACCGGTACACCGCCTATCGCAGCGCCCTGGACAAAATCCACGCCCAGGATCAGGCCCGGCGGGCCGTTGACGAAGCGGGCGTTGCCCGCGGGGACAAGATACGCCGTGACGTACACAAACGCGGCTTATACGGAAGGAGAAAACCATGAAAAACATCACGAAACTCTGCCGCGACTGTGGCAACCCCATAGAGAGCACCGATCCCCGGCGGGTGATCTGCGAAAGCTGCCGCAAAAAGAAACTGGAGGAAAAGAAAGACGCGGTACGCTCTCTTGCGGTAGAAGATTCCTCCCGGCGGGCTGTCGCCACACGCCACAAAGGTGCGCCGTACAAGAGCATCAGCCAGTGTGTCCGGGAAGCCGATGCCATGGGCATCAGCTACGGGCAGTATGTGGATCGCGGGATGGATCGGAGTTGAACAGGATGACGCGCAAAAAGTACATCAAGATCCTGATGAGCCTGGGCGTGCAGCGAAATGAAGCAAACCTCCTTGCGGACCACTGGCGTCAAACAAAAGGCGGATATACAGGCATACGCGAATACCTCATGCCGTCCCTGATTCTGTTTGGGATGCGGTGCGGAATCCAAATGGAAAAGGTGTACCGCTTTATCCGCGATTGCTCGAAAAATATAGATAAAATCGTCGATATTCTAAGTGCACAGGAAGGAGATGACGGAGATGCAGAACCCGACTTACGATAACGAAGCAGCCTGCTGCATCCACTACGACAGCCCGCCGCCAGGCACCGCCCGCCAGCTGCAGCGCCTGGCCGAGGAAGGCCGTCCCGCCGCCTGCCTGGGCTGCAGCTTTGAAAATGCATGCGCCGCCCGCGGTTGTACGGTACTGCGTACTGTGAGCCGCATGGTGGCCATCATCGAAAGGAAGCGATACCGATGCCAAAAATTATGATACCAGACATTCTTAGTCTGGTTATCTCTGTATCCATCCATACGGTTCTGCTTTGTGTGGCATACCGTGCGGGACACAATTACGGATACCGGGAGGGATATCTGGACGATAAGATGTTTGAAAAAACGGTGCAAGACACGTTCCGTCATGTGCCGCCCATCCGAATGGATCACCCCCACGGAGGCAATGCCGATGACCTATGACGAAAAAGTTCGCTGGCTGCGTCGTTACCAGGACAGCTTACGCCGGGAACGGGAACTGGCCGAGGAAGTGGAGCAGCTGCGCGCCCGCGCATGCAAAGTCACACCCTCCCTGACTGGTATGCCTGGCGGCACCAGTGACGGCCAGAGCCTGCCCCGTGCTGTGGAGGACATCGTGCAAACGCAGCAGGAACTACAGTGCCAGATCAACCAGTGCGGGGCTGTACGGCTTGAGATTGTCGCCGCACTGAATCAGGTATCTAATCCACGCGACCATGAAATCTTGCGACGCAAATACCTGCTGAACGAAACATGGGAGAAAATCGCCGTGGCAATGTATTATAGCTACAAACAGGTACGCCGCCGGCATCGCGCATGTGTTGAAGCCCTCACCCTGCCCGATGCCGGAAAAGATGTCCTACAATGTCCCATTTGAATGTGCTATAATACTATCATCAAAAGCCGCAAGAAACGGGAAACCGCCTTGCGGCTTTTGTGCTTATGCTTTGTGCATGAGAAACTCCAGCAGCATAGTGCCTGCGCGGGTAGAGCGGCCGCTACTGCTCCCTGCGTCGCTGCGTATAAGGCACCCACGCCGGCTGAGATGCCGGCATTTTTCATACCGGCTCTTTCTGCATGAGGAAAAATCCGGCTGCCCGGCAGGCGGGACAGGGACCAACACACAAGAGACCAAGAGCCTGTTGTGCTTGCACTGCCGGGCAATTATTTTTTTGAAAGGAGGCCTGCAGGAGCTTGACTAAGAAGCAGAAACGCTTTTGCGAAGAATATCTCATAGACCTTAACGCCACGCAGGCCGCCATCAGAGCCGGGTATTCCCCGGATACCGCAGGGGCCATCGGCGCTGAAAACCTTACAAAACCTGAAATTCAACGGGCAGTTGCCCAGGCCATGGCCGAGCGTTCCCGACGCACCGGCGTCAATGCGGAACGCGTGGTGTTGGAGCTGGCCAAGGTCGCCTTTGTGAATGTGGGCAACGTCATCGATGCCACGGATGCCACCCTCAAGGAGGATGCAGCCCCCGAAGACCTGGCCGCGATCCAATCCATCAAAGTGAAGGATATGGGCGAAATGGGTATTGAACGGGAGATCCGCATGGCTGACAAACTCAAGGCCCTGGAGCTGTTGGGGCGCCACCTGGGCATGTTCAATGATAAGATGCGCCTGGATGCAAAGCTGGATACCGGCAAGCTGGACAGCATCCTGGCACAGTTGCAGGACGGGCCTCCTGATGGCTGATCTGATCCTGTCGGAAAAGTACAAAGCCTTCCTGCGCTGCCGGGCTCCGGTGGAGTTCCTGGAAGGGACCACCGCCGCCGGCAAGACCACCGTGGGTCTGTTCAAGTTCATGTTGCGGGTGGCCGAAAGTCACCAGTTCATACACGTTCTGGCAGGTCTTGACCAGGGCACGGTGGAAAAGAACGTCATCACCAAGGAACTGGGGATTCTGGATGATTTTGGCGACATGGTCGAGTACTTTCCCCAGGGTGGCGGCAATGACCGCATGGCACATCTGATCCTGCACACCTCCGGCGGGGATAAGAAAATCTATGTGCTGGGCTATGCGGACAAGGCCAGGTGGAAGAAGGCTCTTGGCGGTCAGTACGGCTGCCTATACATCGACGAGATCAACATCGCCGACATGGAGTTTGTCCGCGAGGCTTCCATGCGCTGTGATTATATGCTGGCCACCCTCAACCCGGATGACCCTTCCCTGCCCGTCTATGAGGAATATATCAACCATAGCCGCCCGCTGCCGGAATGGGAAAAAGACACCCCGCCAGAAATCATGGAGGAACTGAACCAGGAACCCAAGCAAGGCTGGGTTCACTGGTTCTTTTCATTTGAGCATAACGCAGGGTTGTCGCCGGAAAAAATCCAGCAGATCATCAGCATGGTGCCGCCGGGTACCAAGCTGCACAAGAACAAGATCCAGGGCCTGCGCGGTCGTGCCACTGGCCTGGTCTTCAATCTGACAAACGCAAACCTGATCAGCGCCGCAGAGCTGCGGGCGCTGCTGGCTGCACCGGGGGCCCCCAGATGGATGCAGCTTTCCTGCGGGGTGGACACCTCCTACAGCCAGCAGACGGAAGATACCTTTGCCTTCGTGTACACCGGCATTCTGACCGACCGCCGCAAGGTGACCCTGGCCGCCGAGGTCCATTCCAACAAAGAACGGGCCATGCGAGGCAAGGCTCCTCTTGCTCCCAGCGACATTCCTCCGCTGCTTCTGGACTTCCTGGAATGCCAGCGCAGGGCCTGGGAGTTTGCAAGAGTGGTCTATATCGATTCCGCAGACCAGGCTACCATCACCGAATGTGTAAAATACAAGCGCCTGCATGGCTGCGCCTATGATTTTGCCCCGGCCTGGAAGAAGATGCCGGTCATCGACCGCATCAACCTGGAAGGCGGCTGGCTGGCCCACAGGGAGCATCTGATCGTGCTTGAGACCTGTGGGCCGATGATTCACGAATACAACGCCTACAGCTGGCGGGAAGACAAGGACAACGTGCCGGAGGACCGGAACGACCACACGATCAATGCAGAGCAGTATTCCTGGCTGCCGTATAAAGACAAGATAGGGGCGATTCAATGAGATGGATGGAAAGGGTGAAGAATATGATCCGAAGCTGGCTTGAGATCCAGCCGGCAGGCGGTGTGGGCATTACCATCCGGGAACCGGTGAGCCATGAAACCAATGTTCTGCGCAACCGTATCTGGTACCGTGGTGACGCCTCCGAACTGGACCAGCTGTTCAGATCCCTTGCGGACGATGCGGTGGGACAGGCCCGCTTCTGGGCAGCTGCCCCGCTGCATGAAACAATCCGCAAAGCCCACAGCGGCCTGCCCGGGGTGATGGTAGAAGCTCTGGTGAGCATTGTCCGTGCGGATCTCACCGACCTTGATTTTGACGAAGACAAGGAGGCCGCAGACCGTTGGCAGAACATAGCGGAGGACAACACGTTCCCGGACCTGGTATGCCAGGCGGTGGCCGACACGCTGGTCACCGGGGACGGTGCCTTCAAGATCAGTTTTGACCAGGATGTGGCGGAAGGCCCTATTCTGGAATTCTGGGGCGCCGACCGGGTAGAATATGTGCGGAGGCATGGGCGTGTCTTTGAGGTCCACTTCCTGACCCCCGTTGAGGAACATGGAAAGATCTTCAAAGAGATCTACTATCCTGGCGGTGTGCGGTATGTGATGCAGGATGGTGAACGTGAATATCCTGTTGACGGAGGTACTGAGTTCGGCCACCTTCGGCCGGTGGAATTCTACGGTGACTTTCTGCTGGCTGTTCCGCTGCAGTTCTGGCCGTCCAGCCGATGGCGGGGCCGCGGGCAGTCTATCTTCGACAAAAAGACCGACGCCTTTGATGCCCATGATGAGATCATCAGCCAGTGGATGGACGCCGTACGCTCTGGCCGGGTACAGAAGTATATTCCCGAAAATCTGATTCCCCGGAACCCCAAAGACGGTGGACTGCTCACGCCCAACAGCTTCGGCACCACCTTTGTGCAGGTCAATTCTAACAACAAGGAAACCGTACAAGACAAGATCGAGACGGTGCAGCCGGATATCAAGTATGAGGCATTTGTTGCCTCCTATTCTTCCACCCTGGATATGTGCCTGCAGGGGATCATGAGCCCGGCCACCCTGGGTATCGACGTTGGCAAGATGGCCAGCGCCGACGCCCAGCGGGAAAAGAAAGACGTCACCGGAATGACCCGCAACGCCATCACGGCTGCCCTGGAAAAGGCGCTGCCTCAGCTGGCGCAGACCGCACTGGCCGCGGCAGACATCCTGGCGGGTAAGATGCCCGGAACCTATAAAGCGACTGTCAGCTTCGGGGAGTACGGTGCTCCCGACTTCGACAGCCGGGTGAAGACGTTGTCCAGCGCGGCCACCGGAGGAATTATGAGTGTAGAAGCCCAGGTGGATGAATTATGGGGGTCCAGCAAGGACGATGATTGGAAAAAGGCAGAGGTGCGGCGCATCCTGAATGAGCGCGGCATTTCCGAACTGGAAGAGCCTTCCTTGGGCGGAGATAGCCTGAAATGACCGCCCGGGAGATCGCCGACCTTTTTGCCGACCTGGAGTTGCGACTGATCCAGTCGCTCAAGCGTAACCTGCGGCGCCACAAGGACCAGGAAAAGGCGGAGGGCGGCAAGGACGGCATCCCAGAAGCCTGGCCCGCTTGGCAGGCGGAAAAGCTGCGTAACTTGAACAAGTTCCGCCAGCAGAACCAGAAGATCGTGGACGAGTTCTCCTCCCGCATCGATACCGAGACCCGTGCAATGCTGGAAGATCAGTTCGCAGAGGCGGACGGCAGCGAGCAGGCATTCTTCGGCGTCAACGCCGATAAGGTAGGGTCACTCATTGATGAGATGACCGCCAACGAGGCCGACGTACAGAAAGCAGCCCTACGGTATATGGATGATGTGTACCGGCGCACCATCCTGCGGGAGGACGCAGCTCTGACTGCCGGCGGCGTCACCATGCAGCAAGCGGTGGACTTGGCAGTCAAGGATTTCCTGGTGCAGGGCATCACCTGTATCCGGTACAAAAACGGGCGCATGGTCAATATTGCCACCTATGCCGAGATGGCCCTCCGCACTTCCAACACCCGCGCCATGCTGCTGGGAGAAGCTCAGAAACGGGAGCGCATGGGCATCGATACCGTGCTGGTCAGCCAGTACGGCGCCTGCAGCGAGACCTGCCTTCCCTGGCAGGGACTTGTCTATATCGATGATGTGTGGCAGCCGTACAGCAATGACCACACCCCCGGCGGAAGTTACGGATACAGCCGCAACGGTCGTAGCTATATGCTGTTGAGCGTGGCGGTCAAGGCTGGACTGTTCCACCCCAACTGTCGGCATATTCTCACCACCTGGATCGAAGGTGTAAGCCAGCGGCCCAAGCCCATGGACAAGGCCAAAATCGAGGCAGTCAGCAAGCTGGAAGCTAAGCAGCGACGCATGGAGCTGAAGGTGCGGAAGGACAAGCGCCTTGTGGAAGGCACCCAGTCTCCTGACTTGGCAAAGCGATATAAAGCCAACCTCCGCCGGGACCAGAAGGCGCTGCGTGAGTTTGTGAACGAGCACGGCGACGTGCTGCGGCGGGACCGCTGGCGGGAGCGGAATGATCTTCCGGGCGGAGAAACTGCCTATCAAGCAGAACAGAAAAAAGACCGATTCGCAAAGTTCCGTGAGGAAAACCTTGCTACCTCGGAAAAAGAGCTGCTTCCCAACAGGGATAAGGCAGAAATTTCCGACAAGAAGTTGCTGGATTATCTGCTGAACCCGGATCATCCTAAGGGAGGAAGCAAAGCCGTTGCATTCCGGGATGTACTGGGTTATACTAAAGAAAATGCGCGGGATCTTGCATCAGCTTTCCGGGAAGGACTGGATAACTGGAAAGCAACGGAGAGGAAGCCCCAGAAACACGGTCAGCCATATGAGGTGAAGATGCTTCTGGCAGGCCCGACAGGGCGTCAGGCAACCGTCAAAACGGGCTGGATCGTTGATGCCGGGAGTGAGCATCCACGTTTGACGAGTGCGTACATCTACAAGGAAAAGTGAGGTGATTTTCTTGATACCAAAGGAATTGGATGTGCTTCTGCTGAAGGATGGCAGAGAGGTAACGGTACTGGAAGTTCTTGGGACCGATGAGGTTTATGTCGAGTACGATATGCCAGACAAGGACGACTGTGAATGGTTCACCATCACGCCGAAACAAATCGAGAAAATCATCTGGAGCAGCAAATCCTGACAACGGAACACCCAAAGCACGATGCAAAAGCACCGTGCTTTTTTCATGCAAAAATCAAGGAGAATCCCTATGAACGAGAAAGAATTTACTGACCGCGTTCGGCAGCTGGTTGCCGACTACACCAACGAGCATCTGGACCCGACTGATGGCGAACGAATTCGGCCGGAAGACGTATTCATCGTGTGGCAGTGCAAGACCCTGCAGAACAGTAAGGCCATGGCCAGTACTATACTTCCGGATGGCATGTACTACGAGATCACCTATGACGGAGACAAGCACCGATTCTATCTGGATGCTTATAAGAAATTCGAAAATCGCTGCATCCCTGCATGATTTTCAGTATGCGCTTTTGCACTCAACTGCAAAGGCGCTTTGTATGCCTACCTTGGCCGCATGAGGCCAAGGTGGGCAATTTTTATACCCAAAACACATCTCCGCGCAGGAGAGAAAGGAGACAATCGTGAAGAAGACCGAAAAAGAGCCCTTCGACCCCAACAAGAAGACCGAACAGACCAAGGCTGCCGGTGATCCTGCCGGGGATGCCAAGCAGAACCCGAAAAAGGAACCCGAGCAGGAGGATTCCCAACCCGAACAGGAAGATACCCAGCCCGGGCAGGATGCCCCCGAGGCACAGAGCGGCGGCCCGTCCCAGGAAGAAGAACAGCCTGAGAAGGTACAGCCCGAGAAGGAGGAGCCGGCACAGGAGGAAGAACCCGCCCCGGCGGAACCTTCTTCCACCGCTGCCGAAAACGAGAAGCTGAAGGCCGACCTGCTGGAGGCCCGCAGCCAGATCGCCGCCTATTCTGCCGGCGTAGCACCGGAAATGGTGGCGGATGCCGTCACCCTGGCCACCGCCGAGGCCAAGGCCACCGGTGAGGTCACCGAAGAGGCTGTGGCCAAAGCCATGGACAACGTGCTCAAGCGTCACCCCGAATGGAAGACCAAGCCCTCCGCCGGCGGCGCCAAAAAGACCACCGGCGGCTTCAAGCTGGGCGCGGACCCGGACAGCACCGGCCGCGACAAGGGGACTTCCTCTGAAAAGGGCGGCAGCAAAAAGCCCTGGAACAAATTCAACCGCTGACCAAACAACGAAAGGATGATACCAAATGGCCAATACCGTGAACTATGCCGAAAAGTGGCAGCCCGAGCTGCTGGAGATCATGCGACAGAACACCCTGTGCACGCCCTTCATCACCACTAACGTCAAGTGGCTGGGCGCCAAGACCTTCCACTTCACCAGCATGACGACCTCCGGCTTCAAGAATCATAGCCGCAACGGCGGGTGGAATCGTGGCTCCTTCACCCAGGCTGATCATGAGTTTTCTGTGAAGCACGACCGTGACATCGAGTTCCTGGTGGACAAGGCGGATGTGGACGAATCCAATACGACCGCCTCCATCCAGAACATCGCCAAGACCTTCACCATGAACCAGTCCGGCCCTGAAAAGGACGCGCTGTTCTTCTCCAAAGTAGCCGCCACCGCCCAGGCACTGGAAGGCTACCACACCGAGACCGCAGCTTCCAGCATTACCAAAGCCAACGTATATTCCCACCTGAAAAAGTGCATGGCTTCCGGCAAACTGCGCCGCTACAAGGCACAGGGTGGCCTGATCGGCTATGTTACCAGCGCCATCATGGACGCATTGGAGCAGGCCCCCGACTTCACCCGCAACATTGACGTGATGCGGGTAGCCGATGGCGGTGAGGGCATTGAGACCCGTATCACCTCCATCGACGGTGTGCCCATCATGGAGGTTATCGACGACGAGACCTTCTACGACGCCTTCAACTTCGAACCCTCCGACGGCGGCTTCGAGCCCATCGCCAGCACTTCGCACAAGATCAATGTCCTGTTTGCCACTCCGCTGACCACCAAGCTGGTTCCCAAGATTTCCAGCATCTACTACTTCAACCCCGGTGCCCACACTGAAGGGGACGGCTATCTGTACCAGGAGCGCGAGCTGTCCGACGTCTTCACCTTCCCCAATGGCAAGGACGGCAAGGTGGATTCTGTGTTTGTAGACACGGACACCGCTACTGTGTCTGCCATGAGCGTCACCGAGGAAGAAGAGGAAAGCACCTGATGTCCGCTTACGCCACCCCGGATGATTACACCCGGTACTGCCCCGGCGGTACCTTATCCGGGGATGAGCTGAATGCAGCTCTGGAACGGGCCAGCAACCAGATCAACGCGCTATGCTATGGGCGCATCCGCCGCGCCGGGTTTGATAACCTGACCGAGTTCCAGCAGGACTGCATCCGGCAGGGAACCTGCCTGCACGCGGAGTTTCTGTCTGCTTACGCAGACGCCTTGGAAAGCCCGCTGCAGAGCTATGGCATCAATGGGGTAAGTATGACCTTTGATGCAAACCGCGTGCGGCAGCAGGGCGGTGTGACCACCAGCGGTGAAGTGTACAGTCTGCTTTTGCAGACCGGTCTTGCACACAGGGGGGTGTGGTGATGAAATGGCCACAACTGGTCAAACCCTGGGCCTGTAAAGTTCCCATCACCATCACCCTGACTGACGGGATTGACGAGGACGGCGCCCCCAAGCCGGCAACCACCGTGGAAACACGGTGCAGCTGCAACGGCAAGGGTGGATGGTCAGTGGATGAAAAACGTCAGATGGTGCGCTATACCTGCACGGTTCTCATCCCCGGTGATATTGCTCCGCAGCTGGACCATCTGACAGGATGGGCCGATCTGCTGGGCAAGCGCCTGACCATCCATACAGCCGACCGTGCCCGCAATCCGGATGGCAGCGTGAACTTTACCAAACTGGAGCTGATGTAATGGCTTTTGTGGATATTGAGCTGGATATGGAGGCGCTGGCCAAAATCAGCGCAGCCGCCCGCGCCGCTGCGCTGGAAACAGCGGAAGCGGTCAAGACGAATATTATTTCCAGCCAGATCATGCCCTTTGACCAAGGCACCATGCAGGGCAGCTTGCACACAGAACAGTTTGAGGACGGCAACACCTCCCACGCTGTGCTTCAGACCGACGGCCCGCAGGCCAGGCGGCTGTATTTCCACCCGGAATACAACTTTCAGACGGTCAACAATCCCAACGCAGGCGCGGGCTGGTATGACCCCTATACCGAAGGCGGTGCCAAAGAGACATTTGTGCCTGAAACATTTACCTCCAAAATGAAGGAGCGTATGCCGTGACCCTGGAGAATCTGAAAAACCACCTGAAAGCAAATATCGATATCGGCAGCGGCATTTCCCTGGGTGCCATTGATGGGAACCTGGAGCGGTGCATCGGCGTCTACCCTGGGAAGCCTCCGGACAAGCAGCGGATCTGCCTGGGTGGTCCTGACCAGACGCTGACAGAGGAACTGTATGCCACCATTCTGATCCACTGGGGCAAAAGCATGGCTGCCGCGATGGCTAAGGCGCAGCAGGTCTGGCAGCTGTTTTATGCTGCCGGCGGCTGTACCATGGACGGTGCGACGGTGTATGCGGTGGAACCCGGCGGCGGCCCCGTCCCCGTTGGCCGCGATGACCGCGGTATCTGCGAATTCGTTATCAACCTGAAAATCACCTGTGCAAAGGAGTGAATCCCCTATGGCAAAAACGGGCGTTTATCCCGTATTTGAAAACAAATTCAAGATCGGTGTCAAAGGCCGGTCCAGCACCTCCCCCGACGATCTGAAAACCATCGCCGAGATGGAGACTTTCTCGGTGGCCATCGATGGCAACACCGAGGAGTGGAGTCCTATGGAGGATGAGGGCTGGCTGCGCCGCATGGTCACCGGCAAAGCGCTGACCATCAGTCTGTCCGGCAAGCGCCACATCGGCGATGAAGGCAACGACTATGTGGCCGACAACGCCTGGGGCACCGGCACCACCTGCGAAAGCAAATTCGAGTGGGAGTTCCCCAGTGGTGCCAAACTGGCCTTCGACTGTGTCCTCAGCGTGACCAACCCGGGCGGCGGCGATTCCCGCAACGTGGCCGGGTTGGAATTCGACGTGATGAGCGACGGCAAACCCACCTACACCCCGGCTGCCGGCGTCGGAGGCTGATTCAAAAGCAAGGTGTGGGCGGGTGGGAAATCACAAATCAGAAAAGGAGATCCAAACATGGGCAAACTGTATACCCTTGACAAGAAACTGTTGACCGAGACCCCGGAAATCCGCATTGGCGAAAAGGTTTATGCGGTGGATAACCGCCAGAAGACCGTGGAGAAGCTCCAGAAAGCCGTACAGGAAAACAGTTCCGGCGACGCCACCGACAGTGTGAAAGAGGCACTCAAACTGGCGTTGGGTCCCAGCGCGGCGGCCGAGATTGACGCCATGAATATGCCCTACCCTGCCTATCAGAAGCTGTTTACGCTGGTTCTGGCTGCCGTTACCGACGAAGATCCCGAAGCCATCGAAGCTCGATTTCGGGACTCCCAGAACGTCCGGTGACGCACCGCTGTATGACCTGGAATTTGACGCTGTCCTGATCCAGCAAAGCATTGCCACGCAGTACGGCATTCTCCCCATGGACCAGGGAGATCTTCCCTGGCCGGAATGGAAAAAGCTGGTCAACGGCCTGATGGACGATACCCCTTTGGGTCGGGTTGTAGCTGTACGTGGAGAACAGGACCGCAAGGTCATTGCGCGCATGAATTCCTGGCAGCGGAATATCCGTGCAGAGTGGTCGGCATTCCTGGCCAAAAAGACTATACGGAATCATACACCGAATCAGCTGCGTGCCCAGATGGCAGAGCTGGAAAAAACGCTGGCAAAACTGTTTGGAGGTGAGAACAATGCCTGAAGGGACCTCGGTGGGCAATGTATACCTGGATCTGGTGGTCAGGGACACGTTGACCAAACAGCTGCAAGCAATGGCAGCACAGGCTCAGGCAGCCATGCAGAAGCGCTTTGAAGACCTGGGGAAAGCCGCTGGCGACGCCATGCAGCGTACGGTGAGCGCTTCGACCAAATCAGTCACTGCAACGGTAAACGGCTCTTTCAGCAAGTCGGTTGCTCTGATGCAGGCCAAGTTAAAAAACCTGCAGAAAACGCTGGATGACAACACCATTCGCTTGGAGCAAATGATTGAAGAAACACGTCGCGGCTTTGCCGGCTCGCCATGGATCAATGAGGCAACAGAGGCAGCTTTGAACGCGAACCGCGCCTACCAGACCTTGCAGCGCCAGCAGGAAAAAATCGAAAATCAGATGGAATACCTGCGGGAGAAACTGGCCATCGAAGCCCAGGCCGCAGCAGCCAAGCAATTGGCCGCTGAGCAGGCCGCCTACGCAAAGACTGCCCGTGCGGCCGAGGCAGCCGCCAAACGCCAGCAGGATGCTTCCAGACAGGCTCACTCCACCGCGGCCCCGCCCACCACTGGAAGAAACATTAACACTGAGAATGCTGCCCGCAGTACCTATACCGGCATGGAAGAAGCGGCACAAACGGCAGCCAACAACACCCAGAGTTCCTGGATGTCCGCATTGGGCAAGGTTTCGGATGGATTCAAAGGACTGCTGAGCAGCGCTCTTTCTGTGTGCAAGAGGATCGGATCTTCCTTTTTGAACATTACCAAAAGCGCAGTCTCCAAGATGGGCAGCGCCTTCGCCAACCTTTCCAAAAGCATTCTCCCCTTCAATGCCCAAGTAAAAAAGGCAGGAGGTGGCGTACAGAGCCTGGCCGTTCGTCTGAAAAGCATTGTGGCAGGTGCGTTGGTGTTCAACGTGATCTCTGCCGGTCTTACACGCATGGTTTCGGCCATGGGTACAGCTCTTACCGGCACCACGCAGATGCAGGCAGCACTGGCAAATTTGAAAGGGGCCGCTGCCACAGCGGCCTCCCCCATCATTCAGATTCTGACCCCCGCCCTGGTCGCTCTGGCCAACGCCGCAGCCACCGTGTTCAGCTACCTTTCGCAGTTGATCTCATTCTTTACCGGGAAAAGTGTTTCCGCCATGGCATCGGCCGCAAAGGGATTTTCCGGTGTAGGAGCTGCTGCCGGCGGCGCCGCAAAAAAGACCGAGGAGGCTGGCAAGGCCGCCAAAAAAGCCAACGGCGAGTTGGCTGCTTTCGACGAGCTGAACGTGCTGAATAAGCAGCCGGAAGAAGAACTTCCTGACTCGGATTCATCTGGCGGAGGCGGCGGAGCTGGTAGTGGAGCCTTGAACTATGGTTTCCAGGGCAAAAGCCCCTTCCTTGATTCCATCTTGGATGCCATCAAAGGCGGCGACTGGTACCAGGTAGGCCGCCTGATTGGTGAAAAACTGCGTGACAGTCTGAACGCCATTCCCTGGCCCGATATCCAGGAAAAAGCCCGGAAATGGGCTGCAAATCTGGCCGACACGATCAATGGCTTTGTAGAAACACCCGGTCTCTGGGAGGCAATCGGTCATACCCTGGCGCAGGGCATGAATACAGCGCTGTACTTTTTGGATGACCTTGTGCAGAAAGTGCGTTGGCAGAGCTTGGGCCAAGGCTTGGGCAAAGGGCTGAATCAGATGGTTGCCGAGCTGGACTGGGCCGCCCTGGGCCGTCTGCTGTCGGACAAATTACACATCGTCTTTGAGACGCTATACGGCTTTGTACAGACCTTCAATTTCGGCAATCTGGGTCTGGGTGTCGCCACCGCCATCAACGCGGCCATCGGGAACATTCCCTGGGAACAGGCCGGTGAGGGTATCAGCGGTGCGGTGAGAGGTATTCTGAATGCCTTTATCATCGCGGTACAGAACACCGACTGGACCACCCTGGGGCAGAACATTGCCACCATGATCGGCAGCATTGACTGGGCAGGGATCTTCTCTGATCTGGGGCAACTTGCCATCAGTATCCTGCAGGCGGCACAGAATCTATTACTCCAGATAGACTGGAACCTTGTTGGGCAAACCGTAGCCGATTGCCTTATGGCTGTGGACTGGGCCGGTATTCTGCTGAATGTTTTTCTGTTTATCGGCACCGCCCTGAGCGGCCTGTTTGAAACAGTAGCCACCTTCTTTACCCAACTGGCACAATACTGTGGAGAAGGCTTTTTAGGTGGGCTTCTTCAGTTTTTCGCTGACATTGCCACATGGATTCAAGTCAATATGATTGACCCGCTGGTGAATGCGGTAAAAGAACTGCTTGGTATTCACAGTCCTTCCACGGTGTTCCAAGAGATCGGCATCAATGTGGTGCTTGGCCTCTTGAATGGCCTGACTCAAACCTGGGGCCAGGTCACTGCCTTCTTTACTTCTTCCCTGTCCGCGATCCAAAATGCTGTGTCTTCCGCCTGGAACGCCATTTCTACCATGACGGCAAGTATCTGGAATGGTATCGGAGAAATCGTCCGCGGGGCAGTGAATGGCATCATCTCCATCATCAACGGAATGATTCAGGCTGTGGTCGGCGGTATCAATGCCGTTATCGATATCATCAATGGTTTTTCTTTCGACGTGCCCGAGTTTGCGCAGGAAGCCCTTGGCACTTCCAAGATTGGTTTCGATATCGCCAAGGTTACAGCCCCACAAATCCCCTTGCTGGCCAACGGTGGTGTAATCAAGCAGCCCACACTGGCAATGATGGGCGAATACACTGGTGCCGGACACAACCCTGAAATCGCAACGCCCCAAAGCCTGCTGGCAGAAACAGTAAACGAATCCATCGCGCCTCTTGTGGCAGCCATGACGGAACTGATCGAATACCTTCGTGACGGTGGCAATCAGGAAATCATCATTCGTTTTGCGGCATCCGGTGGACTGGAACAGCTGGTGCGGCTGCTCAAGCCCTATATTGACAAGGAGAACAACCGCCGCGGCGGCAAACTCATTACGGGAGGTGTGTACTGATGCTGATCCTGGATGGACAGCGCTATGCCGTGGACGTTTTGAGCGTCAAGCGGAAAGCCGAGTTTCTGGATAAATACGCCGAGCGCACCGAATCTGGTGATTTGGAGCGTGAACTGATCGGGGTCTATTTCAACTACCAGTTGAAACTGGCGCCGAACACCAATCCCACTGAGTACGACCGCCTTTGGGAAAAACTGACTGAAGCGGAGGAATTCCACACCGTAACGGTTCCCTATGGCGCCAAAGGAGACTATACCTTCACAGCCTACTTTTCCAATGTTGCTGACGATTTGCTTTGCCAGAGCAATCAAAGCTATTGGCACAACCTTACGGTAAACTTTATCGCCAAAACGCCGGCAAAGACATGAGGAAATTCTTATGAAAACAAATACGCGGGTACATTTTGGCCTTTATGATGTAACCGCCCGAGGAGACAGCGAACCCACAAGTGAACAGGCGCAGCCGTTCTGTAATCTGGAGCGGGATCTTCTGACAGAAACGCCCCCTTCACTTACCAAATACGGCACGCTGGAACAGAAGCAGTTTCTGATGGACGGTAGCTTTTCCCTGTTTCCGGATGACCCGGCCCCCAAATACTGGGGGCTGTGGAGCCGGGAGCAAAGCGGCACAGATGGGAAGTTCTTACACCCTCCTGTGCTGGAGGTTGCTTTCAGCCAGGACCACAGTTCCGCCGGAATTACCCTGCACTTTTACGCCCCCACTGGCGACTGGGCCAGCGATGTTCTGATTCAATGGTACGGTGCCAATGCGGAGCTGTTGGGGACCGGCCGCTTTGCCCCCAATGCGGTAGACTACTACTGCGCCAAAAAGGTGGAGGGCTACCGGCGAGTGAAAATCACCTTCCTGGCTACCAGCCGTCCACAACGGTATCTCAAGCTGACCACCCTGGACTACGGTGTTTCCATGACCTTTGCCGGTGATGAAGTAGTAACAGCCCACATACTGGAAAGCATCGACCCGCTGGCCAGCGAACTGACCATCAATACCCTGGATCTGACTCTGTTCAACGGGAATGGTGCCTTCTCCATCCTGAATCCGAACGGCGTTATTGATGTGCTGCAGCACAAACAGAAATTCACAGTATATGAGGATGTCCGCCAGGATGACGGCCAGACGGTCAGTCACAATATGGGGACCTTCTACCTGAGCGAATGGGAAAACAGCAGCGACACCCTTGCCAGTTTCACGGCTACCGATGCGGTGGGACTACTTGACAGTGCCCCCTACGAGGGTGGTCTTTACGACACTACAGCTGCACAGCTGGCCGCGGACATTCTGGCCGGGTACGACTATGAACTGGAAGACGCTCTGCAGCAGGAATCTGTCCGGGGATATCTTCCTTCCTGCACACGGCGGGAAGCGCTGCAGCAGTTTGCTTTTGCCCTGCGTGCAGTAGTGGATTGCAGCAGGTCGGACAAAATTCGCATCTATCGCGCACCCACCCGCCCCAGCAGCCTTATTACCTATCGCCGTAAATGGCTTGGCAGTAAAGTGACACTCCGTCCGCTCATCACCGGCGTAGAAGTCACCGCGCACCAATATGTGCAGGATGCCGAAGACAGTGAACTGTTCCGCGATACGTTGACAGCTGGAGAACATACGGTTTCTTTCTCCGATCCCTGTCAAGTATCCGGCTGCAGCGGTGCAGAGCTCAGGGCATACGGGTACAACAGCGCCCAGGTGTTTGTGTCTGAGGCTGGCGAGGTCATTATCACAGGCCGGAAGTATCTGGATCAGCAGACGGTTGTATCACGCCGCGCGTCGGATCTTCCTGCCAATGCACAGGATAATGTGCTCCAGGTGGAGGATGCCACTCTTGTGGGACCAGGAAATGCTCCCGCTTTGGCCGAGCATATCCTGGCATATTATGCTGGACGCTACGAGCAGGATTTCACGATGCTGGCCGGAGCTGAGGTATTGGCCGATATGGTCATCGTAGAGAGTTTTGGAGGAGAAAAGGTCCGAGGGACCATCGAACAGATGGAATTTGATTTGACGGGCGGTTTCGTTGCCGATGCACTGGTTGTCGGAAAGCGTCTGGGCGCAACGGCCTCAGCCTACGCTGGTGAGATCTATGCCGGTGAGAGGAGTGTGATCTGATGGCATGGCAGATGCCCGTCTATGACAGGACCGCATCCGATGTGGCTGCTGGTGTGGAAAGCTGCTATTTCAGTGCCGATATGCTCAACCGAATTGAGGGAAACATTGCTGTTCTGGCAGATTTGTTCGGCGTGCAGGTGCATACCAAAACCTGGGTGGCCACAGACTTTTTAACCCCTAACGAGTGGCAGCGGGTCCTGGATGATTTGAAGACAGTACGGGACGCCTTTGTGGCGCTGCCCGGTCTGCCCCAGGTTCCAGACCTGCCTGCGACCCTATGGAGCGATGTAAACGACATCGAGCGCATCCTGTGGGAACAGCACGACTTGTGGACCCGGAACAGGACTCACGTTGACTACGCTGGAGAATTGATTGCCGGCACAGGAGGGATACTATGATTTTTAATCAAAAAACATGGAAAAACCGGGAGGTTGAATTTCCGGGGCGCCGATCTCTTACCCCGGCCGGTGAAAACGTATACGATGTAGCCCGAGATGAAGGTCTCATCCTGGAGGAAGGCGATGCCTTCGACGCAGCAAACATGAACGATCTGGAAAAGCGGATCGGCACAGGAATGGCTTCACTGGCCCCCATGTACACCGCACTGTACACCCTGGATGGCTGGACCGAGGCCGACGAGGACGCCAAGGGCAAAGGCTACAACTTCACCCAGACGGTGACTCTGATCCCCGATGATCCTGATGCTCCCACGGTAACGGCGGACAGCAAGTTCATTCCACAGATTGGCTCCCCTAAAACCGGTGTAGCCGAAACAGATGAATTTTTGAAGGAAGCACTGAATGTCATCTCTGACGGAGTGACCACTGCCGGGGCTGGAGCGGTGACCACCTTGGTGAAGGAAAAGCCTACCACGGACATCCCCGTTGTGTGGATGCTCAGGACGGAGGTGTAATATGGAAACCGATTTGATTTTGCCCGGTGGCATCAGTAAAGGGCAGCCTGTAGCAGCGTTGTATTCTTCTTTTTCTATATCTGTTACAAGTGGAATGGCCGTATCATTTTCCGATTGTTTTTCCGCCGTAAAAGCAAACAACGGAACGTTAACCTGCCTGAAAACAGGCAAGTACAAAATTTTCGCTGCAATGCGATGCCGTTTTTGCTACTTTTACGTTTATGTGAATAATGTCCAAAAACTTGTTTTGAGCGGGACGAATATGAACACGCCTGACACAGGAATCGTGGAAGATGAATTAGAAATAGAACTTCTAGAAGGGGATGTGGTGAAGGCCAGTTCCACTAAGTGGAACTCTGATGATCGCTATTCTATTTGTTACGCAAATATCTTTAAAGCATAAAGGTCGCTATTATGAAAACTTACGACGAAAAAACATGGGAAGAGGTATCCAACACAGACCTCGAAAATGGGTTTGTTTACCCTGCCAGACGCCAAACGGGCACCAAACGCATGACCCACAAGGGGACAGAGAAACTGTATCCTCCCAACGGTTTGCAGTATGAGGTATCGGTTTATGAAGACTGTCAGCTGTACCACGCCTACACCGAGGAGGACAAGCAGGCAGCAGTATCCGACAAGCTATCTGAACTGTCCTCGGCGTGCAATGCGGCCATTACAGCAGGCGCAGACGTCCAGCTTTCCGACGGCTCCACAGCGCGGTTTTCGTACTCGTTAGAGGATCAGTCCAATGTCAGCGAAATGTTCAACGCGGTACTCATGGGCGCTACATCATATCCGTACCACGCTAACGGAGAAAACTGCCGGATGTACAGTGCAGCGGATATCACTGCAATTTACCTCGCTCTGTCCAGCCTTAAAACGGGGCAGACAACATACTTCAACCAGCTCCGTCAGTATGTACAGACTCTGGAAACCGTGCCGAAAATCAACGCTGTTAAGTACGGCGATGCACTGGCGGGCGAGTATCTGGAAACGTACAACACGTTGCTTACGCAGGCACAGACTGAAATGCAGAAAATCCTTGCGAAGGTGACGGACGATGCTGGTTAAATATGCGTTTCTGGCATGGTTTGGTGGTTCAACGTATTGCGCGCTTGAGGTGATCTGGCGCGGGTACAGCCACTGGACAATGCTGGTGCTGGCCGCTGTGGTGTTTATCATCGTCGGCCTGCTGAACGAGGTGTGGAGCTGGCAGACAAGCCTTGCTTTGCAGATGGCAGCTGGCACGGTACTGGCCACGGCATTGGAATTCATCACCGGCTGCATTGTAAACCTCTGGCTCGGTTGGAACGTGTGGAACTACTCCAACATTCCCGGCAACCTGTTCGGGCAGATTTGCCCTCAGTACACACTGCTGTGGGCTGCTCTGGTACTGGTTGCCATCCTTCTGGATGACTACATCCGATGGCGTTTTTTCGGAGAAGAGAAACCGCACTACACATTATGAAAGGACTATAGAATGACGAAAGAAGAACAAAGTGTCGCGCTGCAGTCGGCAGCCCGGCTTGCAACCGCAATGCAGACCGGCATTTACAATGGCCGGTCGCAGATTGTATACAGTTACGGTTGTTACGGCTATACCCGCGGCGGTGGAGCCACCTGGCACGGAGGTCTGGACCTGGTTGGCCTGGACGACAAGTTCATCCGTATGCCTTCCTACAAGGGAAAAGCGATCCAGGGCACCGTTACCCGCGCCCGAATCGTAACTGATCACAGCGACAAGACCTGGGAATGGGGCTGGTATGTCTGTGTTCAGCTGGACGCCGACCAGACCCCCGAGATCGGAAGAGCGTCGTGTAGGGAAAGAGTGTAGATCTCGGT